GCACAGCAGGAATAAACCGGTAGCCAAGGTTCAAGATCCGTTGCTCTCTGTACACGGGCGCAGAATCAAGAAGCACGCACATGCGCCCAAACATCTCAAATGAATTTACATATGAATTTTTTTCCATGCCCAGGGACTCCTTTTGGTTTTTTGTACAATTTAATTGTGGATCTTGCAACCAGTACCTAGGTCGAACAGAAAAACATGGGAATGAATTTACTGATCCAGCACAGCACAGCACACGCCGTTGACCGGCCCCCCGATCAGGGGGGTGCCCCCATTGCAGGATCGATGGGGTCGATAGGATTGCGCCAAGTAACCCGGAAAAAAAGGTAAAATAAATGTATTTTGTTTGTGTTTTACTGTTGACTTTGCCGATCCAGGCCTTAATATCGTAGATATCAAGAGGCAATCGGTAGGCAATAGCCATTAGACCCTTAAGCACTCTTGATTGTATCAACTAGCAACTATGGAGGTCATTATGACAAATGCTAGCGTTAATCTCTCAAGCCTGCAAATCACTCTCAAGACCAACTATTGGGATCTACTCCGAATGGTGGATGCATTGACCAGTAGGGCCAATGACTTAGAGAAGGATGATCGAGTTCACTCGGCCAAAGAACATCGGCAGATTGCCCATGATATCTTGCTATCTCTTTCCGAAGATATGCCGGATGCATCATGGCGAATGGATGATTTGGTCAAGAAACTCGGTAACGAATAACGCAACAACGGGGGGAGCAAATGCTCCCCCCAAGCACTATGGAGGCAACCATGAGAAATCAAGCACTCAAGATGACGGATATCTTTTCTGATCCTAGACTCGGATCAATCAATGAACTGGCATTGAAAGATCAGCATGAGCTGGTCGAGTTCATGATAAAGAGATTGACCGAGGCAAAATCAACTCTCGAGAACATGGGAGAAGAGACGGGATCCGGAGAGAGAAAGCCGATCTCGGCACCACCCGAACTTGCACCGACCAAGAACCAGTTCATCGAACTGTATGGTCAAGAAGAGTTCAACAAGGTGAAGAGAATTGGTTCTCCGAGAACCAAGTTCTTCTGGTTCTAATCAATCCAGGCGGGGACAGCACTTGCTGTCCCCGTTTTCTTTTTTCTTCTTCTTTATAGTGCGGGGCCGCAGGCGCAGGCGCAGGCAGATCGTGATCTTCTATTATAGAAACAGGGGCGCAGGCGCAGGCAGGCAGGCAATATTTTCTGTTGTGTTTTGCTTGTGTTTCGTATTATACTGACCTCAGGCAATAACGCCTAAACTTGCATCCTATGGAGGGATTAAAATGCAGATACATATGAAAGAAATGTTAAAGAACATGGGGTTCCATGTAGTCAACACAGGCGGAGGATGCCAAGGATATGAATTATCTCTGCCTAATCGTTTATCCATTCTTGTCACAGATGGAGAAGCACAGATAACAGACGATGTTAATGTGAATCCTACCATCGTTTTTGAAGATGGGGAAAATGGCAAGTATGTGGTTGTTGAAGGGAGTGTTGTCTAATGACTAAAAAGAGAAACCCATTCGGAAAGTCAATCAACATTCAGGATTTCATGAACGGAAAGACTGAACCCTATGCCTTATTCAAGGGTAATTTTAATGGCTGGGGCGAAACAACAATCGCTGTCCTGAAAACATACAAGCTGGCTGAGAATGAAAAGAAAGATCAGTATGCACGGTGGTTTACTGCGGCCAAGTCTGATATGACCGGTGGTCGCTGGGAATTTGGCGATCAGTATGCTCTGGAAATCGCACATAAATTTAACCTTGTGGATTGCACGGATGCATGGGCAGAAACCTATGGAGGGAAAGCATAATGAATATCGTATGCATTACAGATAAAGGCCATGGCTGGGGCATTGTATCAGCTCAACAATTAAAGCAGGCGCGTATCGCGCCTGCTGATTTCAGCGATTTCAGCTATCAAACCCCGAATGGTGAAATCTATGCCTTGGAAGAGGATATCGATTTCCCCAAATATCTACGCAAATTGGATAGCATGGGCGTTAAATATGAAATCCGCGATAGGTATATCCCTGATGAAGATCACAGGGATAATCCCAGAACATGGCCCAGGATAGTTAAGTAAGGCTCCATAGGGCGACAGGGGCAGGGAAACCTGCCCCTGTTTTTTATTGACCGAATGCTCGAGTCACCTGTATAACAGCAGAGGGATTCCTCCATATCCCATGTTGATGCAGGCCCCCAGGTATTTCTATACCTGGGGGTTTTTCTATTATATATGCGGGGGCGCAGGCCGCAGGCACGCAGGCATCTTTTAGTTTTACTTTAGTTTTGTTTGTGTTATGTTTGTTTATGGGATAATTATTCCCATGCTTTTTGACAACATATTCTATGGAAGGAATCTCACAATGGGAAAGTATATTGATGATCTAGGCCGCAATAAATGTGAGCATAAGGGTTTTAAAGATGCCACATGGTATGAGCGGGATGCCAAGGGTCTCTTGCTAGGCCAGCGGATGTGCCCTATTTGCGCGGATGAAGTAGAAGCCGATAACCGCAGGCGATATCGCGATGATGTTTTCACGGATCCTGACTACTGGCAGATTGAAGAAGACTGAATAGAAACCGCGTCCGATTTATTCGGACGCGGTTTTCGCTTGTCGTTCTTCTATATACAGAAGAGACGCAGGCCGCAGGCACGCAGGCCTTGCAATGAAAATAGTTTTATGTATAATAAACCTTGCAACAACAAAATTTTGGAGAGTTAACTATGTTATCAAACACCAGCAAAATGCCTGGCAAGTCTATTTCTCTGGATGCCTTTGAGTGCATCACTGGATCTAAACTTGCAGAGGTTCCGGGTTCAGTCTGTCATGGCTGCTATGCCAGGAAAGGCCGCTATCGTATGCCGAACGTAAAAAACAAAATGGCCGAGCGTATGGAATTTTTTAATTCAATCGACTTTGTACCGCGTATGATTGCGCTGCTAAACAAAACTCGCTCGGAATATTTTCGCTGGTTTGATAGTGGTGACGTGCAGAGCGTGGGTATGGCCTTGAATATTATTGACGTGATAGAGGCCACGCCGGAAAAACGGCACTGGATACCTACTAAAGAGCGCGCCACATGGGTTGAGGCCTTAAAGATAAAGGCCTTGCCCGATAATGCAGTACTACGGTACAGCGCAACAATGATCGACACTGCACCGCCACAAACATGGCAACATTCCAGCGCAGTGATCAAGGATGCTAATCCAATTGGCCACGAATGTCCTGCCCCACAGCAAGGCGGAAAGTGTGGCAACTGTCGCGCCTGCTGGTCGAAAGACATCAAAACAGTTTCATATCACAAACACTAGAAAAAGGAACACCAGAGGCCACTAGGCCTCTGGTGTTTTTTCATTGCCCTCGATCATATGAGCCGAGGCGCAGGGCGCAGGCACGCAGGCAGACCGCAGGCCAGTCCACAGCTCCTCGAAACTAGAACCATGATACAAGGCGCAGGCTCGCAGGCCCTCTTTCGCCACCAGAGCCGCGTCAGAGCCTTCAAATAAAAATAGGCTGTTGTCCCTCGGGTCCTTTACCAAGATGAAAGTAAGGCCACCAGAGCGCGAATAAACGGTATTCCAAGCAATTTGCTCTGGGGAGAGGCGAATCGTGTTACCTTTACCTACCTTTAATTCTATCCAAAACACAAGACCAGACCAAACTAAATGCACATCAGGCACGCCGCCGCCGTGTCTGTTTTCAATCCTTGTCGAGAAGCACCCCCTCGGCAGGTTCTTCTTGACTGTGTTCCAGAAGTTCTTCTCCGCCGCCATTTTTTACCTCGGTATATTCCCCCTCAATGAATGCTTGGGGATATTCTTTTCTAAGTTGCGCTAACCTTGCCGTGATCTCTTCACGAGACAGGTCATCCAGATGGTGGATTTGTTCTCGCCGATCAACCGTCAAGCCGCCAAGAGCTGACCTGATTTTCTCAGCATTGATTGCGGCAGAAAACTGGCCTGCATCCTCAGCACCTGATGACAGTTCTTGAAGTCGCTTGAGTTGCCCGATCACCGTCACGCCATAACGCCGTTCACGCTCTTGCCTGAGTTCCTGTATTAGATTGGTTACATGAGGATACTTCCCACTGAGCAATTTGGATGCCATGACATCCGCCGTGGCGGGTGAGAAGCCTGCTCTCTTGGCGCATTCAGTGTTGGAATAGATACCCTCTACATAGTATCGAGCGAACTCACGCTGACGATTTGTCAGTTTGCGTCCTGTGTCTTCTTCGATGGTGGCGACAACCTTTTCTAGTCTTGTCACACTTGTCCTCCAAATTTGTCACACTTGTCACGGTACTCACCCTTTTATAGCAAACATTCCGCATAAATCCCACAAATTATATACAGTCAAAACCGCTTATAGCACCCTAGTACCGTGACAAACGTGACGAACCGTGACAAAAATCTTATCCGCTAGAGATTGAAAAACAAGGGTTTTTGTTTGCTTGTCACACTTGTCACACTTGTCACACTTCTACAGAAAAATTTTTTTATTTTTTTTTTTTCAGGAAATACTCTTATTAGCGTGACAAGCGTGACAAGCGTGACAAATTATGTATATAAAGTCTATTGCGTCATATGTTGTTTTCCTGTATAACTAACCCATCAACAATGAAACATGGAGATTTCAAAATGAGTAATGGTTCGTTTGAAGATTACTATAAGCAATTACTAGGCTGGAAGATCACAGCCTATCGTGAAGAGAAGGATGAGTATGGGGGAGACCCAATGCCCATTTTCACTCTTACCAAACCGAGATTTGCACCATTGGAAATGGTTATCCTGCGCGACCCTGAGGGCAATGGCGCAGGTTTCGTAGATTTATATCACCCACAGGAGGACAAGAAACATGCCTAATTGGTGTCAGAATGTACTTTATGTATCCCACGAGGATAAAAACAAAATGGTGGCGTTGAAGAACGCCATCCTCAAACACGAATTATGCGAC